CCGGATCTTAGTGGAAAACGTAGGTGGTTATTTGATGTTCAATAACCAACCTCGCAAATGATCTTAGAATATTTTCGAGCGATACTCGAAATCCAAGGTCTCAAATCTAAGGTGAATAGGTTTAAACCCACGCTCAGTAAGAGACTGATTTATCTTTTGCTTCAAATCGTCAAAAAAGTGCCGACCATGGAAGTACGCGAATTGCAGAGCTCCTTCGATGTTTACATAAGTCATTTCAATGACTTCTTCTTCCGTTGTTGCTCTTACCCAATTCAGCATTTCATAAATGGTGTTTGTGTCAATTGCAGCCAATCTTCCGTTGGAGGTGTATCTTGTACTCCGTTTCAAAAATCTCATCTTTGCTAATGGCATAAGTCCACCCTTACTAACTTGTTTGTCAGCAGGAGTATACTCAATACCAAATCTAGAAAAATATTCTGAAACAGTATTAAAGTTAAAGAAACTTCTTGCATCCTCATGAACTGTCAAGATATTATCATCACCATAAATGGTTTCTCTTACATTCTTAGCAAAAAGATTTCTTTCATATTTGATGCTATGTTCTTCCGCAAGGTTATAAAAAGCTATTCGCATCATCATAGCATTTACTCTTGTGTTCAGTCCAACTGTCACAGGATTTCCTGACGGATTGCCTTGGTGTGTTTGATACATACAATTTAAGGCAATTTGTATAGTATGTATAATCTCATCACAGAGGATTAGTCTGACCGTTCTACAGTGGTTAGCTGTGAAGTGATATTGCTTCATTCCAGTATTTATGATCATTCCAAATGGCAAATGTTTTTCATACCAATCTGATAATCCTTCAAAAGTTCGCTCAACAAGGTCTTGCATCAATTTAGCATCGTAAGCTTTAAAATCACCATCAAATCCCATTTCTCCAACTTCTTCCATACGATGTAACATTATTTCCCAATCGAAGGATTCTGGATCCATTCCCACTGCACTGTAAAACTTGTTATAATTAGAATACATAGCAATCATGTAATGAAGAGTAAAGGCTCGGGAAGCCAGCGTATAATCAATTGGTGGAATGGTGAATGTTCTAGTTTTTCCAATTCTCACTTTCTCCTTCAATACTTTTTCATCTTTCAAATTATCCATCCATGCTCCAAATGTTCTTTCATAATTAAACAAATCATTTATACGAGCGTCATAAATTTCCATGAGTGTTGGCGACATTGTGTATCTCCCAGTGTGTGTTTCAATAAGTCCAAACTTACCAGATATTCCCTTTCTTTGTTGGACTAGTGGCCACCCAGCACTTGATTTTATATTTACTTTGTGTTGGGCTTCTAATCCGTTTAACACAAAATCTATATTAATGTCTCCAATACCAGAAAGTGGGGCAGCACAGGGCCATGGCATAGTGTCTAGTTCTCGAACTTCATAGTCAGCGATATCAACATATTTCAATGGAAATGGGCGGGCTGGGACAGCATACTTCTCAATACTTTTAAGAAGTGGAGATTCTCCACTTTCATTTCTAGGATCTTTAGGATTAAGAACAGCGGGTTCCATTGTATGGGGGGTGACTTGATCGAATAAGATGGACGGTTTTAAACTAGTCTTATCACTTTGTCTTGGGGCTAAGTGTCCTGGAAGCACTCCAAGGTATGAATAATTTCCTTGAGGCATAATGTGGGGTACAGCTTCTTCTCCCTTAAAGATATTTAATGGAGCATCTTTTACACCAATTGCACCTGTAGCACAATCTCTCAACAATTCCTCACAGTATTGTTTCGTAACAAGAATGGATAATCCTTGACTTGCATTAGCAACACCACCAACGTGAATTCCAACTAACTTAGCTCTTATTTGGGGATGATATACAGCAAGAACAGATCCACAATCACCTTTTTGCGTATTGCCATCAAACCACCATCCAAATTGAGCTGGGACGTTTAATGCTTCATTCGCTGCTGAATAACAAACTGTCTTTTTTGTTGGGGCAATGGTTCCATGATTAAATCTCCATTTATCATCTTTAAAATTCACTAATACTCCAGCCGCACTATTAATTAATCCAACTTGGTGATCATCCATAAAATGATGGTAAACTTTCTTCTGACAAGGAACTATTATTGAAAATTCATATACGCAAACATCCATGGATCCACTCCCTTGATGTAATCTCTTTGGTTCATAATAATCAACAAAGGTTCCATACGAGTTGGTCAATTGTATTGCTGCTCCTTCCTTACATCCACTAAAGAAGTGTTTTGGAAACAAGAAACATCTTCCAACCAAAGCAAATGTGAACATATGGTTAACTTCTCCATTCTGACCACACACGATCGTAGCTCTATACAAGTTCTTAGGTGTCACACTTTCTAAAATGGCATCAGTTTGAGGATCATTAGTTCCTTGTGTTTGTAATCCAGCATGAATCACTCCTCTTGGACCTCGTGCTAAATTCATTTTAGCTTTCATCTTAGTAACACTATCACCAGATGGAAAAAATTGTGGCTCAATTTCCTCTTCTCCAAAGAAGTTCTTAATCAAAGCATATATGGTGCCTCCTGCTGTTCCAACGATAGCCAATGTTGATAAAATAGCAAGTAAGGGTCGTTCTTGACACCACTTGGTAATTCTTTCCCACACAGATTTCATTGCTTCAGCAATCTTTCGTCCTTGTTTAATCATTGAGTCAAAGAAAGATGGTCTTATATCTTTAGTTATTTCTTGTTGAGCTGCTCTTTTACGTTCATAATAATCAAGTTGTTGAGCCTTCTCGCGCTGTTTTATAATTTCTTCACGTTGTTGTATTTTGTCAAGTAATTTGACAGCCTTTTCTGACGTCAATCTATCAACTTCTTCCTGAGTAATATCCTTATATAAATCTTCTCTAACAAACAAGTTCTCTTCAAAAGGTTCACTCATTGCCTCCTGAACTGCATCAAAGTCTATCCAGTCCGGGTTTTTCTCAGCAAGAATCTTTTCATTAACAAGTGACTTTGCAATATTGGGAATAAAGACTTCATTTTTCAACAATACACGTCTTTGTCCTATATAAAAACGAGCCATTACTTTACGAATATCAACTTGCATTTCTTCCCAAGTCATGGGATCACCAATCTTACGCTCCTCATATGTTAAGTCTTTTCCACCAGTCTTTCTCAATGGCAACATACGTTGGAATTTAATGTGCATTAGTTTATCACGATGTACTTGTGATATAGTATCCATTTTAGTATAATCATAACCATTTGGAAAGTGATATGGATCTGGGACAGCGTCTGCAACATAGTCTCTCCTTCTCAAAATAGAATCTTCATCATGCACTTTCCCTTTAACATATGGATCCAATTGATTAGATGTAAGAATTATCAATTGAGATTTAAAGTGCATTCCTTTGTCATTGACATTTGCCATAGGTGGTGTCCAAATACACCCAGTTTTGGCACATAAGAACTCCTTAAAGATATTAACACTTTCATCATCACTAAACTGATCCCAATCATCAATTATCATAACTTTCTGTTGGTGATAATCGTCATAGTGTTTGTTTCCAGAAGATCTACTATAAATCAATCCTTGTCTCTGTTTAGTGTATGGAGCCATGAGAAACATAGCTAACAAATTAACATTTGATGACTTTCCCAATCCAGGTGGTCCACTTATAGAAACAACAAATGGTTCAGCGCGCATACTAGACATATCTTTAGATCTAGAAGCAACATCACACAATTGACGAGTGACATTTAGGTGGGCTTGCAATGTTGACCTAAGGTAATCTCTTTCCTTACCAGGATCATTTGTTTGAGTCAGAAGAAAGATGAATTCTTCACGCAAAGCATATGCACGTTCTTGAATGTGCTCATCATAATATAATGATTGTTTCATGATGGGGTCTGCTAAAATTTCCAATTCCGCAATAGCATTTAAAGTTCGTTGTTTATATTGTTCGAATTTAAGTAAACTCCTGTCGAATGCACTTCCTGTCATCCATTCATAAATTAGCCCTGCATATTTGGCTACAAATTCCACCATGGATCTCCAAGAATTAAAAATTGTAGCACTAATTGAAGATAATCTTGCAAAATCAACAAATGATTGAATTAAAGTTTCATTTACGTCACATCCTGTACATATCGTTAGCAAACGCACTATAGCATTTGCATCATCTTTGGAACCAGCCTGCACAATGACAGGTGCGTCCTCATCGAAAATTCCCTGTTGAAATTGAGGCGGGATACGATTTACAAGATCTGCGATCTTTTTGAGAAACGGAAGACCGTTCTCCAACTCATACTTGTTGAGTTGTTCCTGTTGTTGGTTAATTAATGCCATTAATTCTGAAACATCATCTGTTGCTTCACACCATTTTTGATTCAGCAATAAACTTATATTCAAAGCTATTAGTGTTGATGTTATAGTACCAAGTTGATAGTTGAACACTTTCATAAATAAAGCTATACATGCATTAAGTAAAATCAAAACCCATGGTCCGATGGAAATAAATGATTTAACCAACTCAACAGCATATTTAACAATGTCAACTGCTCTTTCAAAAAGTTTTTGTATGAAAGTTTTGATAGCAGTACCAAATTCCTTTGGAAATAATGAAAAATGTGCGTCAATGTTAAACAAAGAGAATCCTTGTGGCTCAACAATGGCATCGTGATTTATTAAAGGTTTAATTTTGTCTTCATTAAGTATTTTGTAGAAACCTTCTTCAAATTCCTTCATCTGTTGCGTTTCACACCACTTGATAAGCCAAGAATTATTATTATACTTCTTAACGCAATGCAAATATCTTGCTGCACTATCATTTTTCTTGACATATTTCATAGCTTTATGATACTCTTTCAAGACTTGTCGTTGTTTAAAGAAATGTTCATGAAAATCATCGTTAATGGTTCCTCTTGAATGTTTTTCATCAGCACATCTGAAAGCCTTTAGATCACACCAATTAACGTGATAAATCTCGGTTCTCCAAATCCAATTTCGTGACTTCTTGTACTCAAAGAAATGAGTCATTTTCTCTTCGTGCGTTTCAAACCAAGTATGGCATGCTGGACACATTAAATTTCCACTAACCTCTCGTAAGCGGCATAAATGATACTCATAATGTTCTTCTGGGGTGTTAAACCATCCTGTATATTGTCTACAATCTAAACAAGCGTGTTTAAGATCATTCTGATTTCGAAACCAGTCCATAGATCTATCATTCTCATAAAGATGGAACATATTGTCAGAAACAAATACAAAATCGAAATTAGACTGTATATCACGATGCACTTTGAGATGTTCAATGGCATCATCAAAAGAGGCAATCCATCTATTGCAAAAGCTGCAAGTCGCATTCTTGTATTGGTGAGCATGTTCAATTCCAGATTCATTAGTGAAATAGCTGAATAATACGCCTCTCCTGAGACACGTCTGTCTATAGTGATCAAGAACATTATATTGGTCAATTTCAGCAAGATCGCGAAATCCATCATAATAAGAGAACAAATATTCGTAATCTTGTAAACTAATATCAGAACGAGTCCAAAACTCAGACTCATAATGTAAAGAACATTCCACAGAATGTAACATTGGCAAACGTGAATAAATAGGCTTATGCATTTTTGATAAAGTATTTGACATATTGCTTGTATTAATAATAGTATTTCAAAAGTTTTAATAGTAATATTCATTATGTGGTGTCTGTCATACTTCCTGGAATGAATGCCCTACACTGGCATCCTAGTGGGTGGTTTATTATGGAAAACCTGCTACCAAAAACCATCTCTGACTAGATAAATACTTACTTTGCTACTCATTCGAGATTACTAATGAGAAATCTACAATTCGAGACGAAGGCGCACTTAATTCCACTATTTAATACGTGTTTTATCAAACAAATCGCTAAATAGTGTTCTATATAATGTCGAGTACTAAACTTGAAGTTCATGTCTACATTATAGGAATACGTCCGCTCTCTCTCTTTCTCCTTTTGGGAGAGTATCCACAGGGCATTACCCCCTGCTATGCTAGGAACAACCCTGGGGCGCGGCTTTGACCGGTGAGCCAACTCATATCTGAGTCGTTTGAACCAGGGTGAGAGAGGAAAGAACCAATCATTCAAGTTTTCTTCTCAATTTTTCACAAAGTAGTTGTTTAAAAAGTTTTTACAGCCTTTCTCAAGGGCACGCTCACACTACTAGAGATTCATAGTATTTGCGCAGATGTTATTTTCTATTAATTAATTTGTTGCGAAGATTTAGATAATCATTCATATCAGTCGTCCACGAATAGACTGACCCAGTAATCACTTACTGCCTATAACAACAAATATTAATATTGATTAAAGTGACGAGATTCACTCTTCACACTTGAGTAGATAATTCAAGCATGGGCTTAACTTGTGCATGAAGGTGGAGAAACACTCCAATTCCAAGCTAAGAGGTGTCACAAACTAATGCTGTCTCATTTCTCCCACTACGAAGTCTCACTCTAAAATAAATGCAGAGTGTATTAAAGACCATATACTCAAGGTATGTTTATGAGCATATCTTTTACTTAGTTTTGACCTTTCTTCTTTCCAACATATTTTTGGGTTTCCGATGGAGGCGTACCAGGGCCAAGCATCATCATTGGGGGTGAAGTAGGATAATATAATTGGAAGTCATCACCAACAGACATATAAATCTTCATAGTGGATGAAGTAGAACCTCCTTGAGTACAATAATGAATTTGTAATGTTCCATTTGAATATTGTTGTAATGCATAATTTGATGCTGGGACAGGAGTTGCAAATGGAGTAATGGCTTGTCCTGAGTAATTCGTTAAGGCTACTGGATTTGGCTGAGACCAAGGTATAGAAACTTCGATTGCTGGTTGGATAAACGATACAGAATAATCATTAGCATAACCATTTACAACTAATGCTTGAAGAAATGTTCCAGTAGTAAAAGTATTTACATCTACGTATTTATCAGGTTGATAAATAGTTTGGAAGTATATGGGTGTTGAATTAGAATTCTGTTCTATTATAATTTTAAAATTTAATTTTCCAGACCAAAAACAATAACACTGAGATATAGCAGCTAACCAACTGGGTGAATAAGTTAATAAGGTATTGCCTGGAGGTGCTGTTAAAGACATCAATAATGGTCCTACAGATGGCATCACAGGTATTTGAATAACACCTACTTGCCCTACTGGAGTGGTTGGAAGTGAGATGGATCCAATCATGTCTACAGATCTACGCAATAAATCTTTGAAATGATTAAATTGTTCTCCAAGAAAATAAGGATTTGGAATTTCTGGAATTTTATTAAGCATCATATCGGGAGCCTCTGATGAAATGGTTTCATCTCTTTGCATATTAACACCAGTATTATCACCACTTTGTGGTTCAACAATGGCATCATTATCAAAAGATCCACCTGGAGTTAAAACATCATACAATTGATACAATTGTGTGTCATATGGACCACGTAAACGTGAATATTCAACTCCATCACTAGAAACCCATATATTAATTTGGGCTGAATTCATTGCTCCAACGGGACCTGCAAGTTCATTTAAAACTCTCAATCGTACTTGACAAGACGCTGATTGGTCTACAGTTAAGGCTAAGAAATCAGTAGATGTGTTAATAGTATTGGTTGTTGGTGAGTTTAGAAAAGGAACATTGACGTTCCAAGGTGTATCTATTATAAGTTCGTGTGATTCTTTAATATCCCACACAACATATGGAGATTGAGTTTCTGATTCAATAGTAGAAGCTACTTGGTTAAAAGCAACTTGATGAGGAATAATAGCTACGAGAATTCTGCCTGAATGAAATTGAGAGCCAACAAACTCCAATTTGAGTTTAATTGAACCTCTCCATAAGCAAAACAATTGGCCAATAAAAGAAGTCCAAGAGTGTTTAATGCGCGAAGGATCACCAGTGAAAAAGTAAGTCGGACAAATTGGAATTTCATATAAAAATGTGCCTGAGGTATCAGTCTCATCCCAGTCCACAGTTTCAAATAAACATGGGCGTTTCTGTAATTCTTTGAGAAACATGTCATCTTGATCAGATGATAAATAATTTAATGGAACTGAATGGGATGAAAATGGATAAAGGTTATGTTCTGCTATGCTATCTTGACCAACGCCAAGACTTGGATTATTAATAATTCTTCTAATAAATGGTGATGGAAATTGAGCTTCATTAGGTTTATCAAAATTACCTGCAGTGATATTACTTATAGCGGATACTGTCTTTTCTACAGTGGACAATCCAGATGTAATTGCAGCTATTGGATTTCCTGTTTCTAATGCCATAGCAGTAGATGCAGCACTTCCAATAGCACCAGCAGCATCTGATAAACCACCTTGTGGTTCTATGATTACGTTTTCATTAGGATAATATTTGTGATCAGTGGGTAATGGTTTTGAATTAATTAAAGATGATTTATTGAGATTATGGGATCCAAAATATGATGATATAGCAGATGGGTCAACTGGTACATTAATCTGTGGATTTATCATTCTAAGGTATACTGTAAAATTAATTCCTGGAGATGAACCTGTTCCTGTATAAAGTTGATTGAGGACATAAATATTGAGATTACCAAAAAGATCTCCTTGATTCAGATTGAATCGAGACCAGGCTGCTGTTGTTGCAGCGTATGGAATGGTCAAAACAACACTTTCTGAAGTATCAGCAGCAGCTTTAACATGAGCATTATTCGTCAAATATTGATTATTAATTATAGTACCTGAATTTGTGAATGATTGAGGAAACCAAACAGCGATCAATCGACCTTGATGGAATTTAGTTCCATTAATCTGAATAGTTATTTCAAAACCTGTGCGTAAATACGTCATCATGGAGATAATTTGACTAACAAGAGACGGAGTAAATATATCATGTGGTAAAACAAAACTAGCAAGTGTCGTTAAAGGACTATCAGTAATATTCCAAGGAAAAGTACCAAGGTTGATAGGTCTATTTAAAATATCTTGGAGAGTCCAGTTTGATTCAGATATAGAATGAGTGTAAGCTAATGAAGAATCTAATGATTGATTAGTTAGTACTGATTGTGAAATCGGTAAACGCTGATCTTCAAAAACAACGTTAGAAAATTTATCTGTCACAGTAGATAAGTCTGATGCGTTAATTGAGTTATTCATAATTTAGAGGAAAAGATAATACACATTATATGGTACACATGAGTAGGTATAATGATGATACAAATTTAAATAAATTTAAATAGGTTCCTGTGTTCTAAATATCATAAGGGAGTTCCGTAATCATAAGTAATATACAGAGTCAGTTTAGAGGATTTGTCGGTTAAGCGAATTTGTTTAAGCGTAAGAAATGTAAATTTGGTTAACTCAAGTAACAATAATATCGATAGTGAGCTATGTATATTATGTTTAATGAGCTGAAAGAATGCGGAGGGGTGGGCCCC